GCTAAAAAACCAATCATTTGTAGCAGAGTAGTCTCTGGCATTTGTTTCAATGATTTGATTTTGGTTGCGTTTGTTGATAAAATACCGAACAAATGAACCATCATCGTAATTGTTCTTATTTGGTGTAGGAAAATACGTAGCAGGTATCATAAAGTTGAAATTGTCCAACCCCAGACGATTTTTCAAAGTTAAATCGGTATTTGATATCATATAGGTATATAATTGAACAACCTATCATTGGCTGGTTTCAACATTGCAGTTACCACAGTTTCCCACTTACCAGCATTGAGTTGATGCTCAACTTCGGTGATCATAAATATTACATTACCCGGCACATATGGTTTTGGTAAATTGGAAATAGAAAAATGTTGGAACATACGGAAACCCATAATACCATCAAGTGTCAATGATAATGTGAAGTTATCCGCTGGTCCAGCATAACGGGCCGTGTTGTTTTTGGTATCACCATCATCCAACATTTCACGTAGTTTACCTTTCATGCTGCTGGGTAGATTCAAATATACCCAACCAAATGCTGCTTGATTCACCGACAGTGCTTCATCACTACCACCACTATTTGATATTAATCCTGCGAAAAATATGTTGAACGAACCGGCGGTTGCTTCAACAACCGGTCCATAAATATCTTCACCGGCGGCTACCGCACGAATGCGCATAACCAACACATCATCACTTTGTTTACCATGTGTTTGTAATTGACGGATTGCTTCATTTTTATCGGTGATTGGACCGTGAGGTACACCACTATCAGCTTCTGCCGGCGATCTGGTAGCATTTGGATTATTTTGTGCTAGCTTTTCCTCGGCGGCAAGTTGTTCCAACTTTTTAGCAATCATGTCTCGCAACTGACGAGATTCAAATCTGTCTGTGAACGCAATCGCCGGAACACCACGGCCCACTTGAGTAATTTTGTCCACCTTGTCATACTGTGCTTTTATTTTGGTCTGTTTTTGTGCATATGGCATTGATGTATCGGCCGATGTTGCTGCGACTTCATTTGCAATATTAGCAGCGTTTTGACCACTACCATACAATACTTGATTGACTTGATCGTTGGTCATGTTCACATCAAAACTAAACTTTTTGATCACGCCATTGGTTGAACCAATATCAAATTGATAAAGATCGGTACCTTGTGGCACAGTCAAATTTTTATCGATGATCGCCAGACCACCTCCTGGATTTTCCACTACTTCAAAATTCCAAAAATTGTCCACAGATTCATTGATTACATTCAGAATCTTGTTGACCATCTGCTGCAAGGTTTTAATTGATCCATCGTTACCAATCTCAATTAGTTTGCTCTTGCTGATGTATATATGTTTGAAATATCCGTGGTAATATTTTTGATAGGTTCGGGTACCTATTACTTTCGTTTCCTTGAAAGGAAATGATGCCGACATTTGTTTTTTACCACCAAGTTGATAGTATAATTTATTGATCAAAACATCCAAATCATCCCGCACAGCAAAACTCGTCTTGAATGTGTTCTTTGCCTTTCTTGCTGCTTTCCAAATACCAAAATCTTCAGCATTGTTTGTTGTGGACTTTTTCTTTTCAGTGGCTTCCCCAGCTTTAATTTGGAAGTCATAATTGCTGGAGTAGTATTGTGTCAAGAACGGATTGGATGCCGCATCTACGCTATCTAAATAACCATCCCTGCGTTTTTGTCCAGCACCTACTGGTTTACCAGGATTAACACCCATATTAATTTTTGGGGCAAGGGAATTTGGGATCAACACATTTCGATCACACGAAATCAAATTTGGGTGCGCACTAACAATGAAATCCGAGATATCAATTTTGTTGTTCTTGGTTGTCTTCTCGGAACAAAATAAATTGATCAATTCAAACACAAAATCCATCTGGAACCAAACTTCATCGTTGGCATCTTCTACAAAATCAAAGTCAGTATCTTTATCAGCGAATGAAACGATTTCACGATTTTGGAAATGTCGATCTGATGCACTACCATATTTAATAGGATCTCTACGAGATGGCTCCGGCGCTGAAATTTTAACGAGTTTATCCTCAGCAGCTTGAGAAAAGTTTGACGCAATTGCTAGAAATCCTTGTTTAGCATAAGTCAACGTATTGTCCACTTTATCTGGTGGTGTTGGTAACTTGTAGTTTCCATACACACTCTCATACCGACCCATAAAAATTCGATTCTCTGGTTTGCCATTGTAAAACCCACGTTGTGGTTTTTTATTGTCTTGTGGCGCACCCAACATTGTTGCTAATTGAGCACTCTTTTGTTTATCCTTGGCACCCTTTTTATTTGTTGCAAGTAGTCTATCAGCATTTTTGATGATGTAATCCATGTAGTTGGCACGATCTTCCACAACTTGCTTGATAAATGGTAAATATGTAGTTAAACATTCTTTGAGATTCACATATTCTGTGGTGGTACCATCTTGATTGTCTGTGACCGTTGGATTGTCCACACGAAAACCAGAATACATAGCCTGACGACTAATAATTTCGGTGTTGCAAGTATATACAAACCCGTCATCCGTATTGAAATTATATTTGCTAATGATGCCCGTTATTAATCCATAATTACCAAAACTGTTGTAATATCGCTCCAATGCCATTTCTGGCCGAAGTATCAACTCGTAACATTTATCTACACTATTCAAATCCAACAACGACACATTATTGTATAAATTCCAACCAAACTCCAAGAACACATTGATCTTGGGACTCAGCCAAAACGGCATCATGTATTCTAGTTGAGCCAGACCATAACATTTCCACTGAATGGTTGCTGTGCTCATCATATCCTTGTTGGTTCTGACTTGTACAGACGTAATACCAGGCGGCGGCAAAATTGGAGGTACCACGGAATTTTGTGGGAATTGAGAGTTGTTGTCTTGGTTATTATACCAATACGCAGTTCTGTACTTGGTGTCTATATAATGTGGATCACCATTGGCTTGATATCCAATAATTGCTTTGTCTTCCACCAACACATTTCCTTGACGCTTGTAACCATAAGCATTATCAAATCCAACACCACCCTGCAACAAAAATCCATCATATATATATGGTTGCCCATTCTTGTACAAATATGTGCTGGTTGGTATTGTTTGGTTTATGACTTGCCCGGTTCCATTTGAAAACGCTCGTACCCAAGGAGTAAGTGGTCCTCTGTATTTTTCATGTTGGTTTTTGAAATCCGTCACAACATTTACAGTTGCATACTGTCCGTGATTTACATTGCTGCTTCTGCGGCGCAATTCTCGCACCATCTGCCATGGAATATTTTGGGCTTCCCACCAGCGAATTTCCTCAACAATATCATTTCGTTGTGGTGTTGCCCAGCTTGGAATTTTGCTTAAATCTAGTGTTGGTGTTGCCATAACTTACGCATTTAACGTTTTCAAAAGTTGCATGATTGATGGCAAATTACCGGGAATACGCAATTGCTTACCAACTGGTATAGACAACCGTCCATTGCCAAGATTATTTGCATTTGCGATAACCCACCAATACTGTTCATCACCATAATACTTTTTTGCCAAACTGTCAAGATATTCTTGCTCGCTGGCAATAATATATGTGTCGGATGGATCATTAGGAATCACAGGATAATATGTGGTTCTATAGACCTTGCTACCATCGTATCTATTATTGATTGGTGTATATTGATATCTCATAATTATTTTGTATTGATCAATATATCGTTGTCATGTCGAATGTTCTTAGAAAATGTATTTTTTGAGGGATCGATATAGTCTTTATCATTATACATGTCCACAATTTCAGTTCCTTCGTCGATTTCAGAAAGATTAAGCATTAGAACCGGTGCGTCACCCCAAATTGCTCTACCAGTCTTGGGACGATCTTTTTCCAACACACCCATTTCAATCTGAATTTCCGCTGTTCTTGGAAATTGTGCCACTCTACCATAAGATGTGGCTTTGTCTCCTCTTGGGTTTATGATCGTATTTTCACTCTGCCAGTTTATAGCTTTATTTGGTCCATAATACCAACTTTGTCCATTTTTATCGGCTTCCTCTGGAATTGTTTCCCAACTTGCATCTTCTGGAATTGTTACGTTGCAACTGTTGATTGTAACGTTATGATTTTTGTAAAAATCGCCCAGTGTTAGTTGTACCATTGGTGAGACCATGAATCCACCTGCTGCTTGATTTGTATAATTTGCTGGGCGAGTTAAACCAGTCAAATAGTTGATTCGACTCCACATTGGCATCAGTTCCTTGATGCTATGTGCATTGACTGTAAAATTAAAGCTGACACTGCGGGTGAACCCTTTGTAGTATTTCAATTTATCTGGACGGCCCAAATACTCAACAGTTTCCCACTCCGCAGCGTTGTTGTCAGTCAAACTTTTGATTGTGGCATTGAACGGAATGTACTTTTTGTTGACAATATCATAAAAATAAAACTTAATAATATCTGGTCCATATACGCCAAATTTATCTGTGGCAGAGTATTGTTTAGTAAATTCCTCTGGGTTTAATACTTGAAGTGAGTTAACATAATCTACATTGTTGGTTGGACGAATATATCGATCATTTGGACCTTCCCCTAAACGAGTTGGAACTTTATCCCCAGTCGTTTCATCTCTACGAAACCGGCCTTGATATGTATCATTCTTCGCATATGGTTCATTTAGATTTGTAGGATCAAGTTCTTTTAAGTAATTTGTTCCTATACGTGTGCCATCGTTACTAAACTTAGCAAATTGAAGAGGTTGTAAATTTTTTCTTTTGGTACCATATTTGCTTTCATTAGCACCACCAATGGCATTGATAACCTTATCAAGGTTATCAATGATATCCTTAACTACGTTACTTTGTTGATCACTGAATGTTGTCTTGAATCCAGATTGATTATCTAGATAAGTCTTGTAGTTGAGTATTTGATCTGAATATTCGTTATCATCATCTACTTTTACTACATCACTATATCTGTTTGAATCTCCACTTGGAGTAATCGCCTTCTTAGTTAACTTAGTACTTAGTAAGTTAATCTTATCTTTTGATAAAACGCCTATTTCTTTTGTAGAATCAACCGCCTGTTTGCTTACATTTTTAACAATAATTAATCTGGTTAATGAAGTCGGGTTCTTGGACTTACCATAAAAACGCTGGTTTACTTTTTGTGAATAATCGGACTTTTTTCCAAATCCAATTGAATTCAACAACCCACTCATGATTCCACCACCACCTATACCCGTTGCGTTTGGATCAAACAATTTACCAGCATTCAACATCAGATCGTATGTTTCTTCATCAGCCCGATACTTTGATGCCCAAGGTTGCTTTGGTGGTAGAATACCTCCAACAACAGTATTGTTTTGAAAAAATGATCCCACAGAACCAAGCAATCTGCTGAAAAATCCACCGCCTGAATTATTTACAAGTCGTGCATAACGTGGTGCGTTATACGCATTGGTTGCCGTTTGTCCACGCAACAAGTCTTTTACATCACCACGAGCAATTGGTGTGACAACCTCGCTGGTTCGATCACCACCACCTATAAAACTGGTGAGTGTGCTGAGACCCAAACCATTGCTTGCTGTGCTAGCAACAGATGAGCGTGGTGGTGGTGGTTGTGCTGGTGCTCCACCAACCAATGCTCCGATTGTGGATACTACACTACCCAAACCAACTCCGTTGATAATACCACCAAGAATGTTGCTGGTGTCTACGTGTCGTGTTGGTCTATCCAATACACCAAATGAAGCGGGTTTAATAGCAGCAATCAATGGTGATGCTGGATTATAAACTTTGGTTTCATCAAATGCTTGAAATCCTTGTAGCACCAATTGTTTGGTTATAAAACGAGTACCCGGTCCAGATCCCAAAAACTTTCTGACCAAATTGGCGTCTTGTGCAGCAAACCCAACCATACTCGTAACTCGACTGGCTTGACCTTGATTTGGATTTTTGTAGTCATAGCGACGCTTCAACGCATCTGCCAAACCCACATCATCTGGTTTATTGATGCTATATAGCTTGGCTGCATTGCCGTTGCTATTGAAAAGCATTTCTAGTTTGCCAGGAGCACGAACATTGATAAAATCACCAGATGGTATAGTAAGACCAGCACCTTGCACTTGCGATAGTGTGGTAACTTGTTCACCGCCTGATGTGAACCCGTCAACGAATGTATTGCTATTTGCCATTGTATATAAATAGGGTTATCAAGCAATTGTTGCTTGGCCGTATGCACCTCTTGTTGATGCACTTCGTGCCAAAGCGTTGTTGACTTTGGTACCATCTAAATTGACCACAATGCCGCCGCTGGCCATCATGTTGGTCAACGCATCAAATTTTGCACCAAGAGCTTCCAAACCAGCTTTAATTTCACTGTTTTCTTCTTTTTTGCCGCCTCCACCCAGCAGACTAACTGCTGCTAATCCGCCAATATCAATTTTTGGTAGCTCAATTCCAGACAATTGCTTTAATGATGCCGCTGCAACACCAATACCAGCTGCTGCTTCACTAAGGGCCACCAATTGAGTTGTAATGCGTGTTAGCTCACTGGTTGGAAACAATGCTAGTGTGACTCCCAATCCAACCATAGCAGCACCTACAGCACCAATACCGAGTGCGGCACCAAGCAACCCTGGACTTGCCAATGCTAGTCCAATCAATGCTGTGGCCACGCTGGAGACCACCGATGGTAGTGCTGTAAAAATACTAAGCATTGTGTCAAATGCTTTGATGATAACACCACCGACAACAGTTGCCAATGTGCTGATTGTTTTGCCTATTGATTCAATTGCTGGTGCGGCCAGTTTGAATGCATACCCAACTGCCATTGCTGCTACACCCATCAATACAAGTGCTCCTGCAAATGCAAGTACACCCAAAATTTGTGGACCAGTTAGTAGTGCTCCCACGATCGCCAATCCTGCACCCAAAACTATCAACGAACCAACAAGCAATGCAACATCACCAACGGTTACTTCTCGCATCATTTGAAATGCGGTTGCAAATCCAATAGCTGCCAAAGATACTATCACAAGGGCTGCGGCGATCTGGATTAACTTTACAGCTGGAAATGTTTGCAGAGATTTACCAAGTGCATCCACACCTTTAGAAAGTCCAATCAAGCCACTACCAATACCTTCTCCCAAAGCAGCAGCTGCTTTTCCAGCAAATTTACTCAACAGGTTAAAACTACCTATCAATGATCCAATCGCAAGACCAATCCCAATGAGTGTGGTTGTAATAAGACCCAGAACGATCGACGTGGTGGACAACCCAGATACCCATTTGTAAAATGCAGCTTGAATTCTGTTTACAAACTCATAAATTGGTTTTAGGACTTGACCGATACGATCCATTGCAGCAGCTTTTTGTTGATTCAACAAAGCACTTTCTGCTTCAACAACTTGTAGATCCAACATTTTCTTATACTCAGCATCACGATCTTGTTTGCTTTTCTTTTGCAATGTGTTTAGATCTTCTTGCATTTTTCGCAACTTAGCGGCTTCTTCTGGGTATCGCTTTTCAATCTCTAATTGATTTTTCTTTTGTGTCTGAATCTTTTGTAGTTCGGCAAAATCTTTGCCGGTTGCTTCAGCTAGTGCCTTGCGTTGATTATAATTTAATTTATCAAGATCACCAACCTTTTCAATTTCAAGTTGCAATGCTTTTTCTGCACCAATCAAATCTCCAGCAAATGCCAATCTACGAGATTCGTTGAAGTTCAAACTTTGACCAAGCAATGCGCTTGCTTTTAGTTCTGCACCAATAGAACTTTCAAAATTCAACAATGCCTCGGCTGATTTTGCAGCAGCATCCAAACTGGTTCCAAGCTTTCTTGCTTCAGCAGCTTGTTTGATCAATTCTTCGGTGTTACCTTTGAAAATCAATCGTACAGAACCGCTAGCGTTCAGTACGTCTTTCAACAACACATTGAGCGGAACACCATAAGCTTTAGCAGCTTGAATAGCAAAACCCGCCATGTTTTTCTGAGCGTCCAACGATGTACCACCAATTTCAGCAAGTGTTTCGTTAAGTTTGCTTGCTTCATCAACAGTCAAACCAGTTGACTTGGCTGTTTGCGCAATGTTTGTTGCAACCGACTGTGCTGCCAGACCAGTAAGTGCATAGCTTTGTACCAACTTAGTTTGCGCCTCAACAATTTGACGATTGGATGCCAAATTGGCATTTAACCCAGTGTTGTTTTTTTGAATCGATTGATATTGAGCATCGATTGTGTCTTTGCTGACACCAAGAATTTTTGCTTGATCACTCAAAAATTTATCATACTCACCGGCCATCTGATATATTGCTTTTAACGTTTCTTTAATGATCGCCATCACCGCCGCACTTGCTTGTTGGGAATCAATTTGTTTTTCTAAACTCCGTTGGTTTTCTTTTTCTGCTACTATATTTTTTTGTGCGTCTATCAACCGAGCTTTGATTGCTTTAGCAATATCTACTTGGTTATTCTTAACCTCTTGCAACTGTTGCAACTCACGGGCTTGTGATGCATTCAAACCTGTTTTGCTTAAGTTAGCTAACACATCATATCGTGCTAGATCCGCACGAAATTTTGTATGGGTGTTAAGAACTTCAGCCTTTTTTTGTTCAAATCCTTGTTGTTTTGATGCCGAATCTGCTTGTTGAGCTTGCAATTGCGCAATTAATTTACCACTTCTAGCTACAGGATCAAAACTATCCGTTATTTTTTTTCCAACTTCAGACCAAGAGTTAGCATAAGACTTTGTTTTTTTGGACAACTCGTCCATGTTCTTTCCGACTTGAGCTTGAATTTTGCCCATTTCAGATTTTATTCTATTTAAGTCTTCTGTATACGATTCAGCCATATAGTCCTTATTATACTAATAAATATCTAGTTATCTGAAACTAGGTCTATCTATTTTACCCGACTTTGGTTGACTTGAAGACTGTTTTTGTGACGCTGCTTCATTTTCCTTGGCTTCTATCAATTTTTTGTAATAAAAATTCCGAAGATACACAGGTAAACTGTATACTTCGGATGGAAAAAATCCGCCATTGCCATGATAGCAAAGGTCAAATATAACTTGCTGAATGTGTAGTTTATACTCCAGCGTCAGGCCAAAAGAACTGTACCGTCATTGGTACACCTACCTTTTCTTCTTGACCACAGTCGGCACAGGTAAAATTAAAGTTGGCATCAATGTCTGGTGTGATGCTGCGAATATGCTGACGCAGAGCAAGACTGTCACGACTTGGCATATTGTCAACAAAACCTTTGACTTTTACAGGATCCGTTTCACCATTGACACTCACAATCTGTCGCTTTAGACGAGTTGTGATTTCACTGGATGACACTCTGTTGAGTTTGCTCAACGCAGCATTATCTTTTTCAATAATTTTTTCATCGGAATCAGTGAGCAACTTGAACTGCACAGTTGCCTTGCTTGTGGGCAAAACGAATTCAAATACATTGGTGCCGGGTTCATACTGAGTTTCATCAAACTCCTTTTCTTTAAGTTGTGATAAATCAATAGTTTCCTTGGACTTGGCAGTACACTTGGGGCACTGAATTTCTACTGGTCCATATGCGTCACCATACGCCAAACGACGTACAGCAAAAATTAATGCGTTCTTGTCGCCCAGCAACAAATCACCAATTTTAATATTTTTATCAATAATCAGCGATTCCAACAATTTGTCGATGGCCAATCCCTTTTTGAGAAGGTTTGGACTAATAAGAATATCTTCCTCTTTGGCTGTCATCAACTTAAGTTCGATTCTGCCACTGCTAAGAGGGCTTCCGGCCGGATAAAAATGACCTTTACTTGGAAGATCGATTATCTCAGTAGGAAACGTTGATGCCTTTGGTGCTGCCGCTGTGCGTTGTAGAACAATTTCGTCACTCATAATATAACATATATAGACTCACCCACCAACTTTTGGATTGTTTTATTTCGGAATTGTCTTGCTTGCCGCATCTTGTGCTGTTTTTGTCAAGAGCGTGGCACGTTTGTTGATTTTATCAAGAGCAGTCTGAAAGTCTTTGTCTGGGCCTACCAGTGCATTTATAAACTCACTTTGATCTTCTTGGATCATTTGTTTAACAATTTCTTTGTATTTTGATTTTTTTGATTCGTCCATAGATGGTTTCTTTTTTGTTAAAATTCCGTAGATACTCTTGACCACACCAGTTTTGATACCGGGATAGTTTGTTTGAAAATTCTTAAAATCACCATTACCCAGGTCTTGACGCAACGTACTAGCACTAATACTTTGACCATTTTTACCATCAATTCTTCCCACATAGTTGCTGGGAGCATCATCCGTCATTTCAATTACATTAACACCAGTGGGTGCAGTAACACCATCTTTGGTTGGTTTGGTTTTGTAGCGTTGCACAGCAGCTGAAAATATCTTGCTTCGCTTGGCATCTTCAGCACTTTTAGCACTGGCTCCCAACGCCACAGTCTCGGTGCTGTCCTTGGGTAAATTAAACACATATCCAAATGCTGCATTCATTGGACTGTCATCGTTGACAGGCCCGATTTTTACTTTGGGGTTTGTTGGCAACAGATTCCAGATGGCAATGCTTTGTTGTCGGTTGACGCCATCTCGTTCACTCGGACCAACCATTACAATCACCTGTTCGACATCGGCTCGACTAGCAAATTTGTTGGCTAGGCCCAAATGACCAGCATGAGGTGGTTTGAATCCGCCCGGCAAAAGAACTGTTACTTTATTATTCATACCATATAAATAGTTTTAATTTGTGATGTATCACCACTTTCGCAAATTTTTGACAAGTGCGGGTGTAAATAAAAAACCTCTGCGTATTATGCAGAGGTTTTAGGACAATCAGGATGTACTGTCAATATTGAAGCACACAATAATCCGGCTGAACTGTCAGGTTAATTTTCATGGCTTCACCGTCGTTGCTCCAGTCCAAATCATTGAATGTTGCTTCGGTGATGAAGGAACCCTTGAGAGTCCATTCCTCAACCTTGTCGCCTACTGGACCCAATACATTGATGGTCAAATCCTTTTTGTAAAAGTCTTGGTAACCGTCACGACCCGTTACAGATTCGTGGTGAAGACGTACCCACTCCATAACTGCTTGTGCTCCGGATGGAACGATTGGATCGTATAGTTCCAGTGAAATTGTACCCCAGATACTCTTACCCTTGTAAAAGGTTCTGATGTTGATATGATCAAGTTCCTTGGCTGCTTGAGTCAGCTTTGGGCGAGATGCTTTCTTGATGATGAATGATGGAATACCGTCACAATATAAAATGAAACGGTTTTGCACCTTTGGCTCAAAAGCCGTATAGAAGATTTCTGATGGATTTAGTAGTTCTGCCATAGTATTTTTCCTTTATGTCCTAGATATAAATATGAGTGTCAATTGTCTTTTGTTACTTTTTTTATACTTTATTAAGATTGGTATCAGTTAAATAATTTATGTTGGCTCTTAATTTACTGATATAGCCACTGGATCTCAATAATTTGAACACAATATTCTCGGTACTGTATTCACCACCTGTGCTCAAACCAGCCTCACGCATGTTGTGTAAGCGTTTAACTGTATCTTTGAGATCATTCAAATTTTTACTGGTAATTGTGTTGTCAATTTGTTGAACAAGTTGTTTGTATTTGGTTTTAATTGCTGGTTTATCAATCTGAATATTTTCGTGTTGTGGTTTCTTGACCCAATGGTTGTTGAGCACACTATACACCGCTTGGCTACGATTTACGTCATCAACATCTTGAATATACACTTCAACCGGGTGTTCATTATAATGAATATCATGGTCTTCATTCCACTTATTTTTATATCCATCCACCAACTTTTTTACCAACTCTTTGTTTGGGTCAACCAACTTGAAATCAATCAAAACATGCAAATCCATATCACTTGTTGGAGTCCAGTTGTATCCAGCACTACTGCCCAAAAAGTATATGTCTTCAATTGGTGCTGTCAATTCTGTGTTTTTGTAGAAATCTGTGGCCACTCTGAGCAACATATCATGTACTTCCGGTTTCAGAATCTCTCCTTCAAAAATTTCGGGATTCAAAATACTGTTGTAGATTCTGTGCTGTTCTTTGACACCCAAAATTTCTTTGAGTTTATTGATAGTATCTGTTGCGTTGGTATGCAAAATCCCTTGACCGCCTGCTTTTGTGAAATTATCAATTACATCTGGTCGGTCATCGATCATGATAGTATCTGGTGCAGCAAATTTAGTTTTATCGTCTCTGTTGGGAACTAGATTAGCTTTCAACTTGATACCGTTTGATTCTAACCATTGTTTCTTACCATCGGCACTTTCTGGATCTGTTGAGTGACTCAAAATTTCAGTGGGGAATTGTGACACAAAGTGATACAACACTCTACCATCACGCATCCATGGTGCCGTAGCATAAAATGCTGGGCTGTTTTGATGTACCAGTTCATAACGATTCTCATCACCATGTGACGCTATATACGCTTCTGGTGACACACCATCGCTATAGTTTTCAAATTGTTTTACCCAGTCCACAATTACACCATCCATGTCTAGGTAAATTTTATACTTGCTTTGTATCATTTATAATAAATATTCACTTCTTGAGAAATAATCTGTGGATAACTCGGCCTAATTGAGCACTGAATTTTCTTACTTTGTATTCTGGTAGATCATAAAAGAAAGCGTGAGTCACTTCTTCAATTACCACACTCAACATTCTACGAGGTAGCAGATTCTTTTCTATTAGTATCTTTGGAGTTTTACCTGCTGGATCGTAGCAGTATCCACTGGCATCTGTAAGACTTCTGAACAATATAGGTATAAGTTGCTTCATATGAGTTTCTATAACCAGGGCCTGTTCCTGCTTGGTTTGCTTCTTCCTGCTCTTTCTTCTTGGTTTTCTTTGACTCATATCAGGTTAGTAATTGAACTACTTACTGAGCTACTAAGCTTATAAGCTTAACCAAGCACTGGCGTAGCTTATACTTTGTTTAGCCGGTATGTCAAGATATTTTATGCTTAGGCCCACACTTATATCTAATTTTATTTTACCACTCTGATAATTTTTCGAAAACCAAGCTAAAAAATCTCTGATGCCATCCAACCCTGGATCGGTAAACAGAGATTCGTAATAAACTGAATCGTTGTATTGTTGCAGCTTAACTTTCACATATTATAAATATGTGAATTATTGCGCAATAGGCTTAAAAGTTCCATCTTTCAGACTGAGAGTACCATCACCATACTTATCGCTAAGTTGCTTGAGTAATGAATTTTCTTGTGCTTGAATTCGCTTCCACTCCTCAAACAGTTTGTTACGGCTGTCTGTCAAATCAGATTGTTGCTGCTCAAGTTCCACCTTTGCAAGTTCTAGTTGGCCAAGCTCAAAAATCTTTTGTTGATAGTTTGCTTGAAGCTTTGCAATGTCTTGCATTTCCAGTTCGGTGAATTTTATAACGGTATCGCTCATATGATATAAATACTACCAGATTTGCGCTGGCTCTTTTTTTATTAGGTTTAGATTATAGTTTGTAGCTTATCTACGTCCTTACGCTCGGCGTTAATCATATAGTAGAAATCTACTTTTGGTTGTGTAAACATCTTTTTGAAAAAGCTGGTTTTACGGTCCACAGCAATATAAGCTTTATTGCCCTCAACCTTTTCTACATAATAAGTATCAGGAGATCCAATTGCAGTAAGATGTACGGTAACTGTGTTTTCATCAATCAACCAGTCCCAATAGTCTGGGAATTCAATCACCATAGTATTGCTTCGACCACGCACAAATACAGCATGTTCTGGACCTTCTAAAGTTGCGTGAACCAAACGTTTTCCTGGTAACTCTTGGTGATCAATAACGAATGACTTTGTGGCAGCGGCGAAGCTGCCGTTAATTTCAAGATTGAACGCCGGATCCATTTTATTGTTGACACCGATGCGGCTTCCTGTAACATAGAATACTGCGGTACCATCAACTTTGCTAATAACTTTGAATGGTGCGGCACTACCACTAGCAATTATCTGTCGCTCAACATGCAAATCTCTACCAACAATAACGTCGTTAAGAACATCCAAATTGTTATTGACAGTAGCATTGAGCGTTGTGAGTTGATCTTCAACAACAGCAGTACCAGCCATCAAAGTACCAACATCGACGTTGCTACCGCTCAAACTACCACTCAATATTAATCCACTACTCTTGTCTACCCAAACACCATTAACAGCATCATACACCATAAATGCACCATTTTTTGGTGATGCACTACTGCTGATGTTGCTGATTTCATCCAGCGTAACTGGTTGTTTTAGATTGACAAAAATTGCACCATTTGTGCTATGAACCGTGGTTACATACCCAATTTTTACAACATCAACTGGAATGTTCGGCCGTATGTTTGTAAATGAACCAGAAATGGTTGCGCTCAGATAAATGACATCACCGTCACTATAACCAGTGTTGGTATTAATACCGTCCAAATACCCACTCAACACCACATGACCAACGGCCCCGCTACCTATAGCCGCCGATGCCACACCCAAAACATCACTTCTAATATCGGTACCCAAGATATGAATCATGGATACAGCCAAACCAACTACAACATTTGGACTGCCAGTGCTGCCAATAACACGAACCACTTGACCTTTATTGATCGTGGTGGCTGTACCGTTAGTAACTAGAACAAGTTCCTTTACGGCTCCAGTATCAGGAGCATATGACGCACTCAGAGCGTGGGTAGCATAACCTACACTCAAAGACGCTGATGGAACTGTATATGGACGCAGGTTTCCATCAAACGCCAAAACAGATGCGGTTTGTGGGCGAATGATCTGCTCACTAAATGAACCTGAACTGTAGCGACTTAGTAATAAATCGTTTTCTGCAAAAATCATAGTTAGTCCAATATAAATAGAAACAAGTTTTACTTACACTATATTAAAACGATTGATTAATTAGGCTAATTGGTACTCTATGCCATTCTTCCAATGAATATATGTAAAAATAGTTTCCATCATAACTGATCCAACCATCTTGTCCATAATCCGCTGATTGATATGGAACTTGATGATAAAACTTGTCAGGAAACCTTTGAAACACACGAAATGCCGTATTAATTGGTCGCACACTATTTGTGTAAATGGGTTGGTTATTACCATCATATCCACTGATATAATTGCCCGCATCAGCATCGAAGTCAAAAACGGAAATTGGCTTACGTAGCCATCCCGAGTTGTTATGATAAACATACATGTAACTACCGTCGTATGCCAACCAACCATTTTCACCATAATCGGATGATGTTCTTGGTGTAGGATGGAAAGGAATTTTAACAACAACAGGATCCAACTTAAGATCTGGAACAGAAGCTGCGTCTTCCACCCGATATTGAACGCCCACGTCTTTCAGATACGAATATGGTCCCAACACATTTTGATTTTTTTGCAAAATGCCCATTTGGTCACCGCTGACAAGTCTATCGCTCACAACAATTTTTCTAACAGTAAACGTTTTGAAAGTTGTGTCCTTCACACCGTCAATAGCCGTCGGCAGAAGATATGCATTAACCGTGAGATTAAATGTAGTCTTTACATTTCTATCTTCACCAGCACCCAACTCAACGGTGTTCGTATAATCATCAATTCTGGTTCTGAATCTAAAGTCGCCCACTCCCCAATAATCATGTGTACCAAAATTGATTTTTTCCAACAACTTGTTGTTCTGATCCACATAATCCGTCCACAACATACACTCATATGTTATCAATACATGGTCTGGTAATGTAACATTGTAAATCTGCTTGGTTGGTTTATTTTTGAACGGATTACCAAAATTCAATATGTTGAACTTGTCATATTTATTTTTTTCATTAAATTGGGTGACAATTTGATACGACAAATATCGATTCAACGTCATCAAGTCTTTGTTGTTACTCACATTGGTTCTTTTTATGAGTATTGCGGGCAACAGTATTTTTCCCTGATTATCTCGCAAATAACCGTCACGTTTTACAGAATTCCAACGCTCAGGACTCGCATACAAAATTGGAACCTTGATCAAATCACCATTATCCATGACGTTCAAATCAAGGCGAGTTGACATATGGTTAATGATGGTGGTATCAACATCAAGAAGACTGACAGAAAAATTCTGTGTTTTATCATTGTCTCTACGAACGGCAAATTCTTTGTTGTATGGACCAACCAAAGGAATTGGGGTACTATGGTCTGTAGAGAATTGAACCTTCTGACCCGAAATAACAAGACCAGTATCTTGTGACTGAACCTCAGAACTGCGAATATCCGACAAATTTGAAGTTTCTTGTCGGATATTTGGCGCAGGATTGATGCCCAATCCGTCTTGCTGCTTAGAAGTTGGATTACCTTTCCATGACATAAATTATGATTGTCTTTCCACTACGTTTAGTTTGCTTAGTCTGCTATAGTGAGTATTGCAAATAAAGCTCCAAGACTTGTCGGGGTGTCCACCCAAAAATTGTTCTTGAATCACATTATCAACTTCATAGAATCTTTCATTATACAACACAACATCGCCAATCTCTGGAAAGAATCCTGTTGTGATACAATCACGCTCACGAAATTTATAAACCACACTTTGATTTCGGTCTGGACCAAAACCACCATTATCATCGCCGGTTATATCCTCCCGTTGAATCAACGCAGTCATATCAATACCAGGATAAAAAGTTTTGCCAGTATCGGAGCTAGACTCACCATAAATATTGACCTTGGTCTCAGCCACAGCAATTTTGAACAACTGAATGACATTTTCAACAATGTCACCAAATAGTTCAGCATTGATTGATCCCAAAAGATTCATATCACGCCGTGAAAAGAATCGACCCGGTGAATAGTTTGGATTATAAATACCAATGTCTTTACGACCATTGGTCCAATACTCGGGGAACAAATTCTTGGGATACTGTTTGGTTGTTGGTGCTGCCATAAATTAGCCTATATAAATTTTAAGGGGAACCCTTGACAACATTTTATGCATTGCCTCAGTTTCTTTGTCTTTATTTTCTAACTGATTGACACGCAGTGATTTTTCCAACATATCTCGCAATTTCTCAAGAAGCGTGGACATTTCATCCTTAGCTTCAGCACGTAATTCAGCACCATCCATGGTAACACTATCACCTGGAATTGGTATCTGAGTATATTTTTGAAGAATACGACCCAAAGTTTCTTTACACAATGCCAAGAAATATTTTTTAATCCATTGTTTACCAGGTTGATTTATCTTACAGTATTTACAATATTCATATGGTATATCACTTGGATCGCTAATATATTGATACCTACTACCACTAGTAAAATTAGTAATGTCTTTATCACTCTCAACGTAGTACTCAATATAGATCTTGAAATCATAGTTGGGAATTGGAAAAATTCTCAACAAATTGTTGCCATAAATTTCAAACCCAAATGCGCTCTTACGAACCATGTCGTTGAAGTCAATAGCTTGAATACGTTCCAAGTCCTCAAAGATAGGCGTCATCAAAAATTGTGTAGCAGGACTATAGCCACCGAATCCTAATTCTCCCAACACGTTGCTGTAGCTCATACCTGTCATGCTGAACGGATCATAAATACGAGCCACCGCTGGTGCTCTATAGTGGAATACACGTCTGACTTCAATACGAGAACTACTTAAATGTTCAACGTCACGACCAATCAACTTATTCAAATCGTATACTTGCTGAGTTCCCTTACCACCACCATAAGAACTGCTCATACTAGAACTAGTTGGTATAGAACAACGCTTCAGTTGCACTTCACCACCCAAAAGGGCTTCAGATCCATATTGCTTGCTGAGTTGTACAACAAATGGTAAACCTGTACCTTTGACTGCAAGACCCGTGAGATTTTTATATTTATCTTGTGGAAGACCCTGCACATCCATCATGTTGTTAACAATATTAAATTCGTTGACTACACGATTATACTCCAAAACAGATTCTTCAAAGCAAGCATAAAAATTGACATCGATCATTTCGATATCTACTATTGGATAACCCAAACGTTTCGCCGCCCACATGGCACTACCACTACAATCGTTTTCAAATGTAGACTCGTTGCCGGTACAAGTTTCGCCCAAATAATAGCCGAATGGCACAGATGTCAAGTTCACGATACTACCGCTACCTGACCATCGAACACGATCTTGATCTAATTTAGCACTCATTAAATATAAATATCTTGATGATCGATATTAGTGCCAATTTCTAAACTATTCTAGCATCCAAGTAGTCACCATCAATAACCAATGCTTTGTAACTATCTTCAAAATACAACTCCAACAAATCAACTTCACCCTGATCATTAAACCCGACTTTGATATTTTCTAAACGTTTTCCATTGAATTCTCTCAAAATATCTCCAGTTTTAATCTCAGTGATAGGTTGACTCTGACCTGGCCTGTTGTCAGCCTGGAATCTGCGTGGTCCTGACAAATCAACAATTTTGTATTTGATTGGCAGATCTTTTACTGCGACATACACAGCCTTGATGTTCTTGGGGCTGTCATCCACAAAAAACACGTCGTCAAAGCCAGCATCAATTTTATTTTTAATCCAATCTGCCTTGGTTTGTGGATTGCTACTATTCACAGCAATAATTGGAATATTTACACGAAAATATTTTTGAAGTGTGTTTTGTATATGTGGCACACTGTCTGGGCCTCTGGCTGTTAAAATCACAGTCAACCGATCATCACCACCAGCATTTATAATTTTATAAAAGCTCTTGGCAACCGAACGAATAATTTTTGGATCTACCACAGATACAAATTGCGAATAATCAAACTTGTCACCGGATCGTGGATCATAAACAGCATACTGTGCCGGTGTAAACGGTTCAATAGAACCATCGGCGTGTGTGACCATCACTTTACCAGATGTGTGAAAAAGCGTATCGTCAAAATCAAAGACTCTTAATTTTTTACTCATAGTAATAACGATGCCAGAAGTTTGTACTCTGAAACAGGCGGCAACTTTGCCAACGCCTCTTTACGTTGCTTTTCTTCTTTTAGTTTTTTTACTTTAAGAATTTTAGCCAGTGTGTTTTGTACTGTCGGATTCATACAATTTGGTGATTCTTACCACTAACCCTTCTGTGCCCTTTATAACACGGTGATAGGTTTCTTTAGGTATAAATATCGTTTCCTTGAGTAAAGAAGGTAACTTATTGTCTAATTGTATCATCCAACCACCATCGTTTTCCAAAACATCAATAACTCTATCTTCTCGGTCCAAATGCCATTCAAGCTCCTCGGTTTTCACCTTGGAGCTAAATGATCTAATGTATTGATTTTTATCTAATTTTACCTCACTATAAGGCTTCATTTTAGTGTTTTGAAAAACTCAGCGGTCACTTTACGGAGTTCTTCATCAGAAACATCGTCGAGTTTATCACCATATTTCTGAGTCCAAAACAACTTGATTTTTCCAAGAACTGGACCTGGTTTGATTTGTGGAAAGTTTTGCAGAATCCAATCACCACCATATTTGCCCTTCATCGGAGCAAAAGCTTCAATCTCAGCTTGTTTCTTCACCAAGTCGGCATACTTATCTGGAAATAGTGTTTTGACGTAATGTGCGTCGTCTGGCTGAGTCCTACGTTTGTGTAACGCAATCAGCTTGGCTTTGAGTTCTTGAGCACTAGGACGACCTGCTCGCATACGCTTGCGATCACTGTTGTTATGACCCACACCTTCAAAATAGCTACTATCAAACAAATCGGTGTAGCTAATAAATTCAACAATATCGTCGAGTGTTTTGATGTCATCAAACTTTGATATAATTGGTGCATAGCCCAACATTTTGAGTCCGTCACGCAGATTCTTGGTCAACAGAATATAATGATATTGTCCCCGCTTATCTTCATAGATTTTGAAGAAACCATCAGTTCCATACTTGAAACGCAATCTGCGAGCAAACACACCCAGAATACCACTGAAGTCGTTGTAGCTCAAATAGTCATATTGAGCATCATAGTCATCAGCAGAAGCATACAAAAAGTCTACATGAACAGTCTTGCCAGTTTCGCTGCTATACAACACACTATAGATATCGCCATTCTTACTATAGTCTTTGATCAATGGCCCCAAGTAAGTAAACAACGCTTTCTTGACATCAGGGTTGCCACTAATGACAATATCAATATCACCATGGTCTGCCTTGGATGGCAAAGCTTTGCTCAACTGAAACTTTTCAAACCGACTACCCAGTCGTTTTTTAAGCTCATCAAAAATAGCATTCATTTCAGCAGTAGCCACACGTTGTGCTCTACTACCAAAAAGCTTACCACCTTCGGTGAGTTTGATCACACTTTGTTGTAGTATGTCTGTCAGTTTAATCATTTTGGTTGTGAGTTTACAATAGACTTGGCAATATGCAAAGCCTGTTGTGTTGTTATATTGGGATTCTCATACCATTTTTCAGTAACGGCAGCAAGAATTTTGCTAAAAATTGGACCCGGTTTGACGCCCATATCAATCAAATCTTTTCCAGTGATGGGTAGTTTTGGTTCGCTGGGAGTTGAAGCCTCCAATCCTTTCAATCGGTTGCGAACATTCACAATCTGATTGGGCATACTACTTGCCTCGCTATGCGCCGTGTTGTCAGCGTGAATAACATTCAACACGTCTTCAAGCTTGTCTCCCAACGCAATCTTAAACTTACGCAACGTCTTGTCACTCAATTCCACAGCATCATCACCACCATGCTTTAGTTTCATATGGTTAGCAACACCAGACACAACAGCATCAATAAGCTCGGCGGGATACTTCAGTCGTCGCATGATGTCTCTGGTCATATCAGCACCAACATCTTCGTGTCCATAGAAATGTACACCCGTAGGAGTTACACTACGAGTAACTGTCTTGCCAATGTCGTGAAACAATGCCATCAAACGCTGCAACAACACTGGGTCGGTACCTTTCATCACATCCAAGGTGTGACCAAACACATCTCGTTTATGGTGTACGTTCTGCGTCATTTTGTAAGCAGACTTGAACTCTGGAATGATGTAATTCAACAGTCCAGTGATTCGCAACAACTTGATTGCACGGTCTGGGCTACCCGTCACAAGCATTTTATCAAGCTCATCACGGGTACGCTCGGCACTAATGTTTTGCAACTGAGCAGCATTGCGCTTCAACGCTCTGATCATGAACAGTGGTAATTCCCAACCATATTTCATGGTAAAGCGAACAGCACGCAGCATACGCAATGGATCTTCTGTGAAGATAACATCAGGATTCAAAGGAGTCTGAATAATACCCCTACGAATGTCCTCTTTGCCTTTTCCGGTCAAATCTAAAATTTCGCCAGTGGTCAAATCCTTGAGCAAACTATTGACCGTGAAATCACGGCGGTGTACATCGTCCTCCAGATCGCCTGCACTGACCTCTGGTTTACGACTACCCGTGGTGTACTTCTCTTTACGAGTTGCCACAGCTTCAATATCAATATCGCTCAGATCAAAGCCATTGTGCTTAATACCTTTTAGAGTAAACTTGGCAGTACCATATGTTGGAAACAACACTGGATTACTACCATTACTATAGTTATTCATGGTTTGAGTTGCCCATTTTGCAAACTCCATACCAGCATCAAGTCCGCCAGTTACAACCACGTCAAGATCTTTTGGATCTTTACCAAGTTGCATATCACGAACCGCTCCGCCAGCAAGATACACTCGCCCCTTGAAAGGACCACTCTGAACCAACTTTTGCAAGTAGTCCAATGCAGCATTTTCTTTTGCACCTTCCACCAATAAACTTTTGAAAGTAATCATAAATTAATAAAATATTTACCATTAGGACCGCTGTATTTGAATCGTGTAATTGGTACGGCAATATTTAATCCGTCACGAATATGTGGAAATGTTCCCTTTTTGACATACGCAAGTGTCATGTGGGGGTTGTAGTCTGGATAACTATCGGTGTTTGGATACATGTCGCACCGACTGCGTAGTTTTGTCAGTATAGGATGTTTTTCTATTTCAAATTTAACCACGTCAAACTTTTCGTTCAGAAAATGGTTTAATGCTTTGATTCTTAAAATAAATGGCTTTACATCACTTAGTATACTCGCAACAGCCGATTTTGCCAAGTCTGGTTCAAAGCCATATTTCAAAGTAACATGTGGCTCAGTATCATATCCATATGTGGGATCATCTGGATCAGTATATACACTTTGTGGTGGAATAATGCGCTGTCCTGTAGCAGCAATGCGTGGTGCATAAGTAGGATCTACATACGCCATTAAGCACCCTTTTTCTGCATGTCTATTTTCGTTTATTAACATATTGTCAAATAATTTGATTTTACCAGTAACGTCCCTTGCCTTTGTTTCCAAGGCTTCTGATTCTGTGACTTCTACAACTCCAATAACCAGCAGTCGTGCGATCCTTCTTTTGACTGCATTTATGTCGAGCAGCAAAACTCTTGCGGCGTGCTGCGCTACTGCCTCTAACTTTCAGATTTGGATCTCCAAAAGTAACCTTTTTCACTTTGCCAGTTTTTGATTTTACATACACTGCGTATTTTTTAGATTGACCCGGAGTACGAAATGGGCGATTCAAATGCACAGTGCGACCTTTATGCTTCAGTTCCATGATCAAATCTTCTTCTATCTCAATTGGAGCATCCAAATAAACTTCCCGCCCTTCAAACAATTCCTTGGTACCAAGGTCACTCTCCACTAGTTCGGCATCCACGTCACATAACTCAATTCCGTTGCTAATATATAGTATGCGAACTTCTTCTAGCAACTCAAAGTAAGACTCGCTGTAAGTTCTAAAGATGTTTTCACACAGAGGTATATTGTTTGTGATGTGATATTTCAAATTAGAACTGACAACTGGAGCTTGCACCAATTTCATTGGGCACAGCGTGTCGTTGTCAATAAGGTCATTGAATTTAAGCATAATACATAAATAGTTTTTACGTAAAAAATTGTGATATTTATATTATGATATGAAAAAGATGTTCACAACCCTAATTTGTGTGGTTATGTTGGTCGGATGTGGCACCATAATTCCAGACAATAAAAATGATAATCAAAAGGCTATGCAAGGCAAAGCCGATGCTGTCGTGGTAGCTAAAAATAAAATAGCAGACAATTCTGACAAAAAAATGTCAGAGATTGCCACAATGGCACAGGGTGTAGACTATAGTTTGAGCAAAGTTCCAGCAACCAACACTACACATGAAGTAACCACAGCCAAAGAAATCAATCAGCGGGTCATCAGTATTGCTGGTTCACCAAAGGTGGATGAGTTGGTAAAAATTAAATCAATGGTGGATCTGTTGAACAGTGAAATAGCAAAAGAACGTGAACGTGGTACTAAACTGTTGCAACAAAAAGATGTTGAAATTTTATCTGTGCAAAAAAAGAGTGATGATTTAGATGTCAATCTCAACAAAAAGATTGGTGAACTCGCCACCACCGCAAAAAAACAAGCAGAAGCCGCAGATGATAATAAAGTGATCATAGATAACGTCAATAAATATTTCGGTTTGGGTGCTGTATTTTATGGTATCAAACGATTTGTAACAAGTTGTATTGTTGGTATTTTAATATTTGGAGTAATCTTTTTGGTGCTACGCTTGCTTGCTGCAACCAACCCAATTGCCGCTGCGGTCTTCTCGGTATTCAATATTATTGGTGCCGTCGTCGTAAATATAATTAAAGGTGTTGCTCCAAAATCACTCAACTTTAGTGGATTTTCACCATCCGTGGAATTACAAAAATACAAAACAACACTGTCAAAACTCATCGACGAAATCGAAGAAATTCAGACTATGACCAAAGATGGTAAATCAATTACCATCAATGATTTGATGCAACACTTTGATAAAGAATTAGATCAATCTGATAAGGATTTGATTAAAGAACTCAAAACGATGTTGCGTTGGAAGAAATAAATAATTGGCTTTGTTAAATACCACCACACAATAGTAAATTGACTGAATATATAAACGCAGATGTTGCCCGTTTTCTTTATTAGTAATGAAATTAATTAAATCACTTACCAGAGCTTTCACTCTGATCGAACTATTAGTCGTAATAGCTATTATAGCCATACTGTCCGGTATGCTACTACCATCTTTATCCAAGGCTAAAGAGGCAGGCCGCCGCATCTCATGCGTTAATAATATGAGACAGCTTGGCATATCCTTGATCATGTATGCAGACGATAATGCGGGATATTTTCCGGATCGTAGTGGTACTGCTGGTTGGCCAGTGAAGCTGCGTGATGGGTATAAAGATGGCAAGGTTCTAAGATGTCCAACTGATGCTAGATTAGATACTAACCGCACGCCGGATATCCTAGCCAGATCCTATATCTTTAATGGGTGGAATGATTACTTCCAGGCCGTGAACGGACCGAACTTTAGTATGGATGATGCTATAGGAAAAGCAGTTAATGAAAACGCAATACATGAACCCAGTGATACAGTAACCTTCGGGGAAAAGGATCATGATTCAAGACATTTCTATATGGACTTTCTTGAATCAGGCGGCGGTGTGGGCCTAGGCAATGATGTAACCGAGCTAGAACAAAACCGTCACTCCGCAGGTTCCTCAGTTAAGGGTTCAACTAGTGGCGGATCTAACTACGGATTTGCCGATGGCAGTACCAGATACCTCAGGTTCGGCAAATCATTCTCTCCTGTTAATTACTGGGCCATTGAGACTGAATGGCGTACCAACAAGAAATAAATAATTGACTTTGTTAAATACCACCATACAATAGTGGTATGAGTGATGCACAATATTGTGATACTTCGTTGATACATCTACAACCGATAAACAAATCGGTTGCACGTACAATGATTGAAAAAAATCATTATAGCCATAAGTGGACAAGTTGCACAGTGGCATATGGTGTATATTACAAAGACTATATAGAAAGCACATTCTTTGGTGGATTCAACAACAAACTCATAGGTGTATTGGTATATGGCAACGCCGTGGGTCGTTGCGCCAGCAAAAGCATCAGTGAATTGTTGACCAATGACAATGTATTTGAATTGACCAGACTTTGGATTGCTGACGGATATGGTAAAAACATAGAAAGTTATGCATTGGCTGAAAGCTTTCGGTTGCTCAACAAGAATTATCCAAAAGTTAAATGTATTCTTACGTATGCAGATAGCGAAGAAGGACACCGTGGCACAATTTATCAAGCCACCGGGTTTATGTATCAAGGTGACAACTACGTTGATATAGCATTAATGCCCAATTACAGCGTTAGCCTTGAAGGCCCACCAAACTATAACTGGATTCACAGTCGCAGTGTGTATAGTCGATGGAAAACACACAACGTTGATAAACTAAAAGAACGTATAGGCAAAACCTTTTGGCGCAAACGTGAAAGTGGTAAACACCGCTACATTAAGTTCATCAGCCACAAGATTGAAAATAAAAAACTTGCAAAATCATTGAAACACAAAGTGTTGCCATACATCAAAGGAACCGTGTTCAAGGAAGTGGTTACAGAACACACCGTCGATACTTCAACATCCTTCTTCTAAAATAAAAAACCCCAGCAAAAGCTGGGGTTTTGTATTAATTTAATTCGCTGCTGTGAATTATACGGTGTCGAGATCGGCGATCAAGACTTTTCCGTAGAACTCGGGCCTAACTACCTTCTTAGCGTAGCGGGTCATCACACCACGACGTGGAGTGAAGTTCACTGGATCATAGACCAATGGGGTCTGGATGAGTGGGATGTATGGAGCATACACTGCGCCGGTTTCTAGGAAGTTGCTTCCACGGAAACCAAGCAGAATGACGTTATCAGTCATGTATGGGTTCTTGTAGACTTGGAAGCGACTTGCGAAGCTACCAACTCGGGCAACGCCCATTGCGAACTTAGCTTGGTCACCATCAGTGCTGACGACGTATCCTGGGATTGACTCCAGAATAGTTGCAACATCTGGTGAGCACACCAAGAAGTTAGCACCACCACGCAATGTCAACTGGTGAATCTTGTTGCTGACCTTTTGGATCTTGTTACCAAGGGTTTGGAACCAGGTTGACTTGACGTATGCTGTACGGTTTGCTGATGCGTTCGTCACACGGGTGAACGTTGCAACATCAGTGCTGTTGTTCAGACTCTTGGTGAACTCGGTACCGATTTGAGCACTCCATGCCTCGGTTGTTGTACCGGTCACAGACTCGTTTAACATGTCGAGGATTTCCAAGTCAATTTCCATTGACACATACTCGCTCAACAACGCAGTCAATTCTGCTTCTGCATCGATTGAATGGTATGCATTCAAATCTTGAGCAAGTTCTGGTGTCCAGACTGCCTTCAACTTACGAGTCTTAGCGACGATTGGTTCGCTCTTCAACTCAAGGTTGACTTCAGGAATACCAATATCAGTATCAATTGCTTGTGTTGCGGTTGCGGAACTGTTGCCAGAACCTTCACCGGCTGTCTTACCAGCTTCAAAGTCACCACGAAGATTATCCGTAGGTTGAAGTGTGTAATTTAAGCGCAATGTAGCTGGTGACGCTACAAATACACCGGCGGCCTGCGAGGTGAACAAGTTGATTTGGTAGTATGGATTTGCAATGCTACCAGTGTTGGTTGCGGTTGCATATGTATTCAACATGGTCAATCCGGTATTGGCCAATGAAGCTTGGAATGAACGAACAGCATTCAAATCAACATTCCATGCGTAACCAGTGGCTGCGGTGGTGTTTGATTGAGTGTTGTCGTCAATCTTGAAGGTGATCTTGTAGGTACCAACCACTTGGCCGGAACCATTGACTGATGAGCTAAACGCTGAATCAAATTGCAAATCGTTCCAACTTGCGGTTGTAACGGTTGCATAACCAGCACTGAATGCAGAGCTAGTTACGGTACGCTCAGAGTACGCATAGCGACCTTGACCGTACAAACCATTCACTGCTGCGTCGGTTGAACCTAGCTTCTTATTGTTACCACCAAAAAGGCTTTCGCCAGCGGTGTGACCCAAGTGGTTACCAGAACCATACTTGAAGTCGAGATAGAAGATCAGACCGCTTGGGAGGTTCATTGGTTGAACACTGACGAACTCCTTAGCAGCGATCTCCGCAAACACACGGCGAACCAATGGAAGAGCTACGCCAGCCCATTGTTCAGAACTGGTACTAGTACCAGTCGTGGTTGCTTCGTCGAGCAATTGCTTTGCTTGATTTTCCAAGAGGATGGACATGTGTGCCTTCTCAACACCCTTGGTGCCTTCGAGCAGACCTGTCTTTTCCCACTTGCCTTGTAGACCACGGGTTTCAGCCATCAGCTTAGCCTGTGGATTCATATTGTTAGTCAATAGACTTTTAATATCCATATAATTATTTCCTATCTTTTGGTTTGTTTAATCACTCGCAAACTAATTTTACTTCGTGATTCCTGCGAGCAGTTGGAATCTTGAAGCCATCACATCAGCATGAGGTTCTACAATGGTAGACTCGGGCTTTGTTGATGATACTCGTTTGCTTGCCAAACCTTCGGTGATAGTTGAGACAGTTGCATTGGTCTTTTTCTTGGCAACTGATGCACCGGCATTAAATGATTCGGCCAAAACTGTATAAGCCAACTTGATCTCACGCAGTGTTCTGGTGAGGTCAAATGTGCTAATGACCTTGTGCTTTTGCTGTTCGGTCAAATTCTTACCCTTGAATAGCTTGTTGGTGTAAAGCAACTTAGCATTCAACAAATTGGTTTCCGCAAGCACATCTTTCATGTACTTAACGGTGTTCATTGCTTCTTCAACTTGTACCTTCAATGCTTCATTTTCTTCACTCAAGGCAACAAGTGCTTCTGCCATCTCTTCGGAACTGATGTCGGTGTCAGAGTCATCACAATCTTCACCCTCTGATGGTGAAGGAATTTGACCTGGTACTGGAGCAACTGGAGCAACTGGAGCAACTGGTGCTGCTGCAACTGGAGGTTGTGCTGCGATTGCTGGATCAAGTGGGGCAGGAGCAACTGGTGCTGCTTGACCTTCCTCGTCCAACTCTGCAAGCAATTCATCAAGATTCAAATCATCTGAATCGTCAGAACCCTCTGAACCATTCTGATGTTCTGCTGGCTCGGTTTCACCTCCGTCGCCATGCGCCATCGTGTGGTCACCACCCATCATCCCACCTTCGGTTTCAAGTTCCGCAAGAATCTCATCCAATTCTTCACTGGTGATCTCGGTTCCCTCTTCCATGGTGGCATCAAATTCTTGCTTACCACCTGATCCGGTGCTTGAGTCGGCCACGGCGGATGGCTTGACAGGATGTTGCTTTGAAGCAACATTACCCTTTTCGCCACCAATCTTTGAAGTTGCAAGCTTCTCTTCGATCTTGCCTTCTTCATCTGATGCTGCTGCGTTTTCTTCTGATTCTTCCTTGAGTTTTTCCGCAAACATTTCTTTCATGCTTTTTGCAAAGTTTTCCTCAAGGAAGGTTTTTGCATTCGCAATTGCTGTTTCACGAACAGCTTTTGCGTCTGCGATACTTTCTTTTAATAGATCGCTCATATATTTATACCTTTCCTAATTTAATGGTGAAGTTATTGGAGAACTCCAAAGAAGATTACGTTAGTGTGGCATCAAAGACATTGACGCATTTCATAATAAATATAACTAAAAAAGAGAAAATCACAAATTTTTTTGCTATTTATAGATGTATGCCAGCAAAATCGGAAAAACAAGCACGATACTTTAGACTCGTAAGAGCAGTCCAAAAAGGTGATGTGTCGCCAAAAAAGGTCTCAGCCAATCTGAGAAAAACGGCACACGACATTAGTACCAAAGCTGCGAGAGACTTCACAAAAGTAAAAGAGATTGTGAATAGACTCAAAGAAGCAGAATACAGTGTTAGCAAGATGCGAGAAGTAGAAGGCAAAAGTTTTGATCAATTGCTAAACGAAAATACTGGCGTACCATTTGATAAACAAGAATTGCTTACTTTCCAGAACAAACAAAATGGATTTGGTGGATTTGGCAAAGTCAACTTTGTTCACAAGAAAAGCAGCAACGAGTTGAGTGCGGAAGTATTCAGTAATGAAACCACCAAGACTTATGTCTTCAAGAAGTTAAAAAATAATCAAAACGATGGTATGTACAATTACGCTTGCTTTGTAGAAATTCGTGGGGCAAGTACAGCAAGTGACAAACCCAAGATCGTTTACACTTTAAGTACCATCTTTAACCAACCAGATGCGCAAAAGGGTAAGATACTAGCTGACTTTATTGACCGAATCAATTCATATGGACTCTAAAAATTATCACAATCATTACTCCCAAATCAAATTGGGAAATTTCCTCAATCGTGCTTACGGTGATGCCCCAGTAGAATCAGATAAATTCAAACTGATTGATATTGATCACCCAAATGGTTGGAACTTTCATGAAATTGACACATTGGGTGACATGGGATTCAAAATCGACAACGACACCGATATGGTGAGTGAGATCGAAGTTCCTACGCTTGAAATGATGGACCAGTTGGTACCAGTTAAGATATACAAAGACGAAGACGGTTATGTCCTTGAGACACACCGTCGTTACGTATTCGAGAATTTTGAAAAGCTGCTGTCGTTTATTGAATCGGTACCATCAGATTCCAAGTTAAAAGGCTTGAAGTAATTACTTACTTTCCAGACTCTTCATTGGGTCTGGTGCAGCAGGTTGTGACGTGGAAATTGCAGTACCTTGTTGAACCTCAATAGGGTCTGCAATTTCAAAATAACGCTCCAATTTCAAACCAATTTCTTCATACAACATTTCAAGTTGTTGCTCCACACTCTTGATTTTGTGTGCTTCTTCATACAACTTTTGAGCCATCTTCTTGACTTCCTTCATATCACGCTCAACCATCTTGGCTTCCATCCACTCATTGCATTCCTTGATGGCATAACGCTCGGCAAGATTCACAGCTTCCATAATCTTGTTGGCGGTCTCGTACACAACCGATGCCTTTAAGTTCTTACGATATTCATTGTAAGACTTGATAGTTTCACGCAGCTTAATCTTTTCCTCCTTGCTCAAAGGAGCATATGCCGTCTCGGTTGAGTTTTCTACTAGATGTTTTAGCTTGATCATATGCTATAAATAGGTTTCAAATTATAATTCGGAGATGATATCACGAATAATTCTATCAATATTTTGGTAAGGATTGATGATGGTGCTGGACTGATTTACACTTTCAGTGATTTTACCAGCAGGATACATAAATGCTCCTTGAGTACTCGGATTACTAACAAAATCAAATGCGATCAAGTCAAAGTCGTCTTGCACAACATCGGCTCCTTCTCGCATGTCTTTTTTGACACTACCCAATCCACGACTACTGATTCCCAACAAAATACCTGCCTTGAGCAGATCCTTGAGAATGTTGCCACTTGGAGTAGGAAGAATTTCTACAGTACCAACAAGATCGTCACCGTCCCAACCCATGTCAACAATGTTGTGACTAACGTTCTTGAGGTTAACGACGCTGCTCTCTGGGTGATCCAATTCACCCATCGCACGACGTTGTTTAACAAAGTTGTCCATGTACTTTGTTGCTTCACGTTCCAAAATTTCTTTTGGATAAATTCTACCGTTTTGATTCTTTGCTTCGGCACGTTGTAATGTGCCCGTGACAAGAAGCTTTCCATCGCTCAAACTTTCGGTGAGCGAAGCCTTCTTAATCTTAAACTCAAACGGTAATACATCAATCAATAATGTGTTCATAATTTATACTGGTGGCGGTTGTGTGCCACCTTTATCTTCTGGTTTTGTCTCGGCAGAAACCTCGGGTGGTTCCTTGCTGGTCACCGTATTGCTAGGTGTTGCAGAAGCTTGTTTGTTGGGATCAACCAATGCTTGAGACTTGGCAATTTGATATCTGTCTTTGGGTTTTATATCGGCAGAACCCAAGATTTTAAGTTTGAATCCAGGCTTGATAAAGAATTTAGCTGTTTTTTGCTTACTCTCTTCACGACCAACAATAATAATTACATACCGGTCGTAGTAATAATCAATATTTACACCAGTAACATTGAGAGTGTAATCGGACTCTGGTTGTTTATATCCCTTGCTTGCCCTA